AAATCAGTTGACATTTTAAATCCAGATACACCAGTCGTTGTTGGTTTAGAAGCAGCTGCTGTTCCTGCTGATTGCATTGCTGGAGTAGATGTTCCTAATGCTGGTGTTGATGGTGAAAAAGCAGTTGCTGTAGATGTCTGAGTGGGAGCAGGTTTTGGAGTGTCAGGAAACATTTTTTTAGAATCTTCCACTGAACGACCAGAATTTGGTATACTAGATGTTTTATTATACATCACAGGATTTATATTTTTATCTCTAAATTCTTTATCAAATGTACTTTTTCCAGCAGCTTTTTGTTGGGCTCTCAGTCTTTCAACTTCAGCAAGTCTTGGATTTGCAGCTCTCCACTGATCCATCGCAGATGATTTTGCTGCATCTGCTGTTGATGTAGGACTAAATGCTGTCGTTGGTTTAGAAGCACCTGCAGTGCCACCATAACCACCAGAAGGGGCAGGAGTACTATATGCTTTTGATGTATCAGTTGGTGTTGATGTAGGACTAAATGCTGTCGTTGGTTTAGAAGCACCTGCAGTGCCACCATAACCACCAGAAGGGGCAGGAGTACTATATGCTGATCTTGCTATAGGGGTAGCAGGCGATGTCCCTGGGGGTCTAGAAGAAGCAGTAAGTCTTGTACCAGGAGTAGATGTTTGAACAACTCTTGGAGTTGGTCTACTAGTCGATGCTCCAGCATTTCCACCACCCATACCAGTAGGAACTCCTGCGGGATATTGAGTTACTTGTCTTGCACTTGGAGGTAAAGAAGCAATTCGATTTCTATATCCTACAGCACCTCTTCTTCTTGGAATGCTTGGTGTATTTAAACTATTAATAGAAATTTTTGGTTCTTCATCAAGATACCCAAAAATCATCTCAGATGCTTCGAGAACATCATAACCTTCTGCAACCAACTGATCCATTAATTCAGAATACTGCTTATAAGATAATTCCATTGCTTCTACTTTATCTTTTTTATTATTTATTATTTTATTTTGTTGTTGGTTTTATAGATCCTGGAGAAGAACCACCTCCTCTCCTTCCACCCATTCCACCACCAGCTGGTTTTGATGGTGTTGGTTTTGGTCCAACAATCTTTGGACCAACAATCTTTGGACCAACAAGATTTTGAGATCCTTTAACTCCAAGTGCCTGTTGACGTTTAATGTCACTCTGAGCAGCTTGTTTTAGTTTAGACTGTCTTGCTTTCTCATCCTGATCTTTATACGCACCAGCAAATAAAGATCTCCCAACTCTTTCAAGTGGATTTGAAGATGTTTGTGCCAGAGTGCTTGGATCTGCTGCTCTCTTATACACGGCTTTGCCATCTTTAAATGCTAGATTTCCAGTTTCTAGTTTTCCTGTTTTTGGATCTTTAACAACTGATGTTTTGGCGAGTTGTACTGTTTTTCTTTGATTACCAACACCAGTTGACATAAAACCAGTGCCATCTTTACCCTTACTGAAGGTTGTTTGCCCTCCAATACCTGCTAAACCACCTCCTGCTTGTCTCTGGCGATTTGCAGTTGCCATCGCTGTTTTTTCTTTACCAGTTGCTCCAGCAACTGTCTCAGAGGCCTTTCCAGCAAGATTTGAACCTGTATAATATCCACCAATACCACCAACAACTCCACCAACTGCAGCGCCAATTGGACCTGCCAGAGAACCAATTGCAGCGCCTCCAGCAGCACCTGCCTTCATACCTGCTAAACCGCCTGCTGGTTTTGTTGCACCCATTGCAAGTGCAGAACCAGTTCTACGTCCTCTTGATTTTTGTGCCGCTGTTTCGATTCCAGTGTCAAAGGCAACTGTAACTGGCACAGCAGCTCTGCCAATGAAATTTTTAACTCCAGCAAATCTACCACCTGGAGATGCTGAGGGTTGTGGAGGAAGTTTTGATTTAATCTTACTACTAAGATTACTTAGTGACTGACGCAATCTAGATGTGGATGCTGGTGCAGATTTTTGCGAAGCATTTTTGTTATTTAATTCCCAAGGGGCACGTTTCACTCCTGGAGGTGGAGGTGGTAATGTTTCTCTACCACGGGCAACATCTCTTGCTGCTTCCAACCCTGATTTAGATATCTTTAAATCAGAAACTGCTCGTTGTGGACCTACTGGTCCAGTATACTGTTGAGAATTGGGTGTTACTTTTTGGTTTGCTTTAGGAGGATCTGATTTGCCTGTAGTATAACTACCTTCCCAAGGATCTGGTAGTGGATTGGCAGATTTTGGTTTTGGATTTGGTCTCTTAAATTTTGGTTTTGGATTTGATCTGTTAAATTTAACTTTTTTATTTGCAGCACCTGGGATCAGTTCTGCCTCATAAAGATATTCTTTGATCCAAGCAAGATTAATCAAATCTTCCTCTGATAATTCTTCAAGAACTTCAATCTTATCGACTTCGAAAAGTTCTTCATCAAAAATACTAAACCACTCAACTGCCTCAGACAAGTCAAGTGGAATAGAATTTTCTGCTTCGGTTAAAAATTGATTAAACGATTTCATGAATCTACTACATTTCTTCCTTATAGTATTTATTTACAAGATTATTTACAATTTTTTCAGTACCATTCATTACTTGAAGTTGATAATAATTTGACTTCATATACTTTTTAATTTTTTTGTATTCTTGTGAAATCTTATTCATTTCATTCAGAATTTCCTTAACTTCTGAGTTATTAAATCCCTTTTTCATCTACGCTTTCTTTTAGGTTCTGCTTGAGTGTATCCCCACAACTTTGGATTAATTGTACCATAACCAAAATCAATATTTTGAACCACTCCTGGTCCAAATTTATCATAATACATGTCAAAAAGATCTGTTCTTTTATTTGTTCTCACCAAATCACAGTGAGTCACATCTTCCAACTTATAAAAGATTCGATAAACATCCAAGGGAAGTTGTTTATTTTTTTGCTCTTCCAAAGTGGCTCTTTCTTTGATTAGAATACAACCATACTTAGACAGAAGAGAAGAAATTTCATCCTTGGTCCAATAGGTTTCTTCTTTTTTCATTGTTCTTTCTTTAACTTGCGTTTCGTTCATTTCAACCTCCACGATTTCCCCATACAATATCAGGATAAGATTCAGAAACAACTTCTTTTGAAATTTTAAATTTTTTATTCAACTTACGATCTTTAGCTAAACAAACAATTTCTGCTTCATCTGAATGAAGACCTTCCAAGAGTTGAAGAAATAATTCTTCTCTTTTCATTGGACGAAGTTGATCATTGCCACCCCTCAAAAAATTATACAAAATTTTATGCTGATTGGCTAGTAGAGTATGTTCTGTCCCTTTTGGTGCTTCATTTGGACTATAAGGTGGTACTCCATCTGGAAGCATGTTAATAAGACTCTCATCAAAATTCCAAATAAGAATTGATTTAAGTTCTGGACTTTCGAAATCTCTAAGTGCTTTAACTTTTTCTGCTTTGGTTCTTTTTTTAGAAACAAATTCAAGCACTTCACTCACTAAAGGATTGGGGGGAAGTGCTACTGTCGCTGGTGCTGGCATAATAATCTCCAATTTAAATTAATTAATTTTCTTCTTCGTCACAATCAAAGAGTTCTTCTGCATTTTCAAATCTAAAAGCAATAACTTCATCGGGAATTAAATTTCCATGATTATCAAACATCTCTGGATGATAATTTATTTGTTTTGTCATGATGTTTTCTCTCGCTATCCATCCTATCACACCTCCAACAAAAAAACAAAGAACTGCAACTATGGTGCAAACAGTAAGAGTGAGTGCTAACATTTATACTCTCCCAGGATTTTTTTGTTTATTAACAAAAATTTCAAATCTAACATTATAACCAAGAAGGACACGTTCAAATTTAAAATTGAAAACTTTGAATTTCTCTTTCTTCTCCTGCGAACGAAGTAGAATTTCTACACCTCTATTTAGAGGCAAGTTTTTTCTTTCTTCCTGGTTTTTTTTCTTTTTCATATTTCCAAGAATCTTCAAGAATTTTATACAAATAATTTCTTATTTTCCTTGCATAAGGTTTTGATAAATGTCCATATGCTTCTCTCAATTGTTTATGTTCCTTATCAGAACCTCCTTCTAAGTATTCATCCAAATCCATAATCGTATCATTAATACTTGCTGCAGTCGGGCTTTCAATAAATTCTTGAACTTGTTTTTTGGTTGCCTTATTACTCTTCAAGTAATCATAAAAATTCAAAGTGAATTTACCATTTACAAAAACATAATCAACTGCTTTTTCTACAATAGAATAAACTTCTTCCATCAAATTAAATTTCTTTCTTGCAAAAATCTAACAGCATTAATACATCCACCTAATTTTTTTTCATCACAAATAACTTGTGGAAAAGTAGATCCTACTCCAAATTCAGAATAAAATTCTTCTTTGGTAAAATCTTCATCCAAGGTATGAACAACATGCTCCAAATTTGATAATTTTAATACTTGTTCAATTTTTGTACAATAGGGGCAACCCTCCTTTGAGTAAACAATAAATCTCATACTCCTCTTTTTAAAACAGTTATGACTGGTTTTTCACATTTTAATGCATCAGATAAGAATTGACAAGCTTTTTCTGGTGCTGTGTGATCACCACAAGTAAAAATATCTACAGCAGCATAACCTTTCTCAGGCCATGTATGAATACTAATGTGACTCTCCGACAATAAACAGACAGCAGTGATTCCCTGAGGAGTGAATTCATATTTAACTTCTTCAATCAATGTTGCATTAGCATGTTTTACTGCCTGCCTAAGGGAAGTGCTAATAAAATTCAAGTCATTTAAGAGTTCTGCATTACAATCACATAATTCTGCGATGTGATGCACACCCAGCACTTCTTGTATCATTTTTTTCAATTAAACAATTTATTTATCTTATTCTCCATTTTTTAGTCCAACAAGATAACCCAAATAAACTCCACACATAAAAGCAACAAATAGATAAAGCATGTGTGATGTAAATTCAAAATAATTCATGACTTAAATCCTTTTGACTTATCTTCAACTTCAACATGACTTAAAAATAATGCTGGTGTTTGAAACCATACTGCTTTCAAATCTTCGTAATAATCAAAATAAGAAAATGTTGAGTTGCTATAGATTAATTTATACTTATGCCTGTCATAAGGTTTATCTGATGTTTGAGTAAAAGTTTTAGTCATCATCCAACTCTACATTCTTCACAAGTTCTTTCAGTCGATCAAAGAAATCTTCGTCCAGTGGAACTACTTTTTCCTTTCCTGTCTTCACATCATCTGCCAGTTGCATAAGATGTTCAAGAAATTCTTTTTCATAAACCTCATCCTCACCCAGAGAACCCCAGAACCATTCATAACATTCTTGAAAAGGATCGTCATCATTCAGAAGAGCATAGTCCTTGGTATTATCAGTCATCAGATCGCACCAAATGCGAAATGCACCACCAATACTTTGCCATCCAGTCATCCAACAATGACCGATCCAATATTCCCACCAATTGAGTTTTGTATTCTTTTTATTTGTTGCCAAAAGTGATTTGCTATACATTTTAACAATGTCGGTATTCGTGTATTACACCATCTCGGAAAAAGAGGTAGCAAGAAGGCCACTTTTCATAATGATCATCCCAACGAGATGGATATACCTCAACCACTTTGAAAATATAAACTGGTTTTATTTTGCCATGATTTCCATTTGGAACTGATTCAAAAAAATTCCAAGGTGCAGTTCTTTTTTCTTCTGGAACATCAATAAAATCATGAGTTCCGAAATAATCAAGTTGAAATAATCTACCTGATGGATCAATCCAATACTCTGCCATGCAGCACTCCAAATCTTTTGTTTGAAGTTCTTTATTCAAGTATGCTGGACCTAAATCATATGAGTTTCTAACTCTATCAAACATTCCCATTTACATAAAAGGGGGATTATTAACCCCCTCAGTATAAAACATTTTTTTCACTCCGTCAATAATTATGCTAAAATTGACCTACAAATTTTTCTGCAGGTTTGGGTATCCTTATCACATTCTGTTAGACATTCAAAGTAAGCAGAAATAGCATCGTCAGTGTCCTCCTTAATTTCCTTTTCAGTTTGACGCCAGTAAGCAAGTTGATTAAAAGAGATTAGATTATGCATAATTACCTCTCAAAATAAATGAGACCTTTATAACAAATTGTTTTATGCTATTGTACTCTCACGAATAAAATATAACACAACTAAAGTCAATTGTCAATCGTATTGTTCTTTCCATCATCTTTGACTTTAGCATCAGAACCAGAAAATCTGTTATTTCTTAAAGTATTATGGTCAGCAAAGTCACCATCATTAGAACTACTGCCAAAATTAAAACCCTTATCAGCATCACAATAAATGCGATTGCCGTTTCTTGCTCCTAACCAAATACCATAATGACCCCAATTTAATTCAGATAAATTAAAGTCATTATTTGCAATAAAATTATACTGTGGTGCCTGATGTCGTATAGTTCCACCTTCACCACAATTACGATAGAGATAAACTCCACCACCAATTGTTTTCTCAAATGTATTGCTAAGTATTTGATTATGTGCCGAACCATCTACGGCAATCACTTCACGAATTCTGAACTGTCTTAAAGTAAAGTTTCCTTCTACATTAAAAGTATTATTACGAATGATGTTATAAGCACTCTCGGCATCCAGATAAATCACAGTTGAATCAGTATTACCAACGAACTTACAATTTACAATCGTAACTTTCGTAACTCCTGGTGCAAGATACACAGGAATTCTTTGAACTCCTTCTATAGTTACATTTGAGATAATAATGTTTGATGGTGCTGCTGCTTGTGCTCTTGCGGTGTGCCCTTCTTTATGAGAAGACTCTTTGACTTTTTCATCTTCACCATTCATTCCCATTCCATAAACACGAATAGAACCTTTAAGTTTGCAGTTCTTGATCATTACATTTTCAATAGATGAACTCACACGAATTTCGGTGACTTTACCATTATTAAAATCATTACCATTACAATCAATTACGGTTCCACTCTTTGTGACCTTATGAACCTCATAGGGAGTTACTTCATCCTTGCAAGAGGTTAGAAGAAGTGGTAGAAGCAGTAGGAGATACTTGAGTTTCATTTTTCTTTAAATCATTATAAGTATGTAGTTGAGGCCAAGTATCACGAATGATCTCTGCTAACTTGTAAGGAGTTGTTGAACTAATCACAGAATACTATCAATAAAATTTCTATCAGGTAGCAAGTTTTATTCCCGATACACCATAACTTTCTCCACCACCAACTTGAAATCTTCCAGTTGTTCCTGATGGAGAACCAACTCCTTGGGATGTTGAACCTCCAAACCTACCACGTACTTTTGGTTTAGCACTTTTAATGTCTGATTTTAATGCTGCTCTATTTCGTGGGTTGCTAAGTGCAGTATTAACTCTTTGTCGCAATTTTTGTTTTTGAGGACCTTGGAAGGTTACAGCACTTTTTGGTTTATCGGTAATATCATAACGATTTGCTGCTTTTGGATCCATTTGAACTGTATTAAATTTTTGCCCACCCTTTACAAAGTCCCATTTTCCACTTTGTTGTCTTTGTGCTTTAACTTGATTAAATTTTGATGTTGGTAATGCGAATGTACGCACCGCAGGACCTCCACCTCTTTGAGATGCTCTTTCATTTGCATACATCTGAGCAGCAGATTTTTGTGGCGTTGTATAAACTCCAGATCCTGTCATTTGGCGAGTGACATTTACATCAGTTCTCCATCCACCCTTACTAATTGCTTGAGATGCGGGTTTATTTGTTCCATGATATACCTTTGTAAATTTTATATTTTGTGGAGAACTTCCTCTACCACCAGCAGTTCTTCCAGTATTAGTTGGTTGTGGTTTAGTTGTTATAGATCCTGGACTAGATCCACCTCCTCTCCTTCCACCCATTCCGCCACCAGCAACTCTTTGTGTTACTGCTTTTCTTGTATATTGTTGTCTTGCCGATGCTCTCACAACTGAAGATTTCAGTGCCTCATCTAAAAATTGCTTAAAGGTTTTCACTTATTTCTTTTTTTTTAGTTTTTCCGTAATTTTATTTATAAAAAAAAGAGACCTGTAAAGGTCTCTTTCAATCTTATTCAGTTTTTATTAAACTCAACCGATTGCAGGTGCGGTCAGAGCAACAGGAATGTTGGTTGCAGCAGCGAGATCAAGTGGGAAGTTGTGAGCATTCCTTGTGTTTTAACCTTTGTCGCCAAAGGGAGCGGACTATATCATCACTCATAAGAGTGTCGGACGCTAGTGGCGTATTACGGATGAAGCGTCATCCACCGCCTAGTCTCTGAACCTTCCTTACACGCTTGCAAGGCTTGGCTGCTGATTGTCTACAAGAGAGTTCCAGCAATTCATCCGATTTAACGAGCGCCATGCGTTCACAAAACGCTCGTGCATTACCTCCATACCAAGACCAGCACGGTTCAGTACATCTGCCCAAGTGTTAATCACACGACCTTGTGAGTCAATGATGGACTGGTTGAAGTTGAAACCATTCAGGTTGAATGCCATGGTGCTAACACCGAGGGCAGTGAACCAGATACCAACCACAGGCCATGCAGCAAGGAAGAAGTGCAGTGAACGTGAGTTATTGAACGATGCATATTGGAAGATGAGACGACCGAAGTACCCGTGGGCAGCAACGATGTTGTAGGTCTCTTCCTCTTGACCGAACTTGTAACCATAGTTCTGGGACTCGGTTTCAGTTGTTTCACGAACCAGCGAAGAGGTCACGAGTGAACCGTGCATCGCAGAGAACAATGAACCACCGAACACACCAGCCACACCAAGCATGTGGAAGGGATGCATCAGGATGTTGTGTTCTGCCTGGAAGACAAGCATGTAATTAAACGTGCCAGAGATTCCCAAAGGCATAGCATCACTGAAAGAACCTTGACCAAAAGGATAAACAAGAAATACCGCAGTAGCAGCAGCAACAGGTGCAGAGTAGGCGACGCAAATCCAAGGACGCATACCCAGACGATAGGAGAGTTCCCACTCACGACCCATATAGGCATAGATACCGATGAGGAAGTGGAAGATAATCAGTTGA